TGGCCGCTGCTATTACGGCTGGTTTAGTAAACGTTAAAAAGATTGCATCTCAACAGTTTCAAACAAGTGGAACAACGCCAAGTGGCGGTTCAAACGCACCAACTGGAGCAGCTCCTATGACTGCGAACTTTAACACAATAGGTTCAAGCGGTATAAACCAGTTAGCGCAATTACAACAAACGCCGACACAAGCCTACGTAGTAAGTGGCGAGGTAACAAGCGCACAGGCTTTGGATAGGAATAGAGTACAAAACGCAACATTATAAGTTTAATAGTTATGGCAAAAGTTGAAATAATAGAACTACTAATAGACGAAACAAAATTAGAGGCTGGAATAAATGCGGTTTCAGTTGTTGAAAGTCCCGCGATCGAAGAAAACTTTATAGCGTTAAAAAAGCACGAAGTTGAACTAAAAGAGGTTGACGCTGAAAAACGAATTTTAATGGGTGCGGCTTTAGTGCCTAATAAACAAATTTACCGCAGAAATAAGGACAAAGAATTTTACATTTACTTTAGTGAGGATACGGTACGCAAAGCAAGTGAATTGTTTTTAATGAGAGCTAATCAAAACAACGCTACATTAGAACACGAACGCAAAATGCTTGACGGAATGAGTGTTGTTGAAAGCTGGATAATTGAAGATGAGAAACAAGACAAATCAGCAAAATACGGATTCAATTTACCTAAAGGAACTTGGATGATTTCAATGAAAGTAAACAACGATGAAATTTGGCAAAAGGTAAAAGACGACGAAGTAAAAGGATTTAGTATTGAAGGACACTTTGTAGATCAATATGAAATGAGTTTACAACAAAACGAAGAAGACGAAATAATAGAATTCCTAAAAGAAATACTGGACACTAAATTAGAAACGTATAACGACTATCCGAAAGAGGCAAGCGAAAACGCGAAGATAGCATTACGCTACGCTGAAGAAAACGGTTGGGGTGACTGCGGAACGCCCGTAGGAAAAGCACGTGCCAATCAACTTGCAAACGGCGAAAACATAAGTAGAGAAACTATTTCACGAATGGCTTCATTTGCACGTCACAAGGAAAATTCACAAAAGGAATTAGGGGACGGCTGCGGACGTTTAATGTGGCTTGCTTGGGGTGGTGACGCTGGTATTGAGTGGGCGCAAAGAAAGTTAGAACAAATAGATAATAAATAAATGAGAACAGCAAGTAAAGTAAGTCCCCGTGGTGGTAAACGTGGATGCCTATGTAAAGACGGAAAATACCACAAAGATTGTTGTGACGGTAGTTTAGAAGCGCAAGGGATAGGCAAAACAGCCAGTGTAACGCTGCAAAACGTAACGATAACAGATAACAACGGGGTACGCACGATAGTACGTCAAAACGGCTAAAAAAGGAACAAGTAAAAATTTTAAAAGTTAATAAGTTATGAATACACTAAAAACAGTTTTCGGAAAACTATTCAAAGAAGAAACACAATTGGCTGCACACGAAGTTGAACTTGCAACTGTAAAAGAAGTTGATGGCAAATTAAAATCTTTTGGATTACCTTTTTCTGAAATAAACAAAGTCGGTTCTTTAATTTCTACTGTTCAAAGTAATTTAAGGAATTTAGAAAAAAACATTAATGAAACAATTCAAGAAGCAAAACAAATAGAAATTAAAGCGAAAGAATTAGGAATAGACGCTGGTTTAGAAACAGCTTTAAAGTATGCAAACGAAAAACTAAAACAAACGGCAGCCGCAAATTCTTTGTTTTCTCGTTTTAATTCTGAAATTGAAAAACTTAAATAAATAAAAATGAAAAATAGCCTAATAAACCAAATTAAAACTTTACTTGGAATGGAAGTAAAACTTGAACAAATGAAACTAATGGATGGCGTAACGGTTCTTGAAGCTGATATGTTTGAAGCTGGTAACGAAATTTTCGTAGTAACGGAAGATGAACAAAAAATACCCGTGCCTGTAGGAGAATACGAAATGGAAGATGGTCGTATGTTGATTGTTGTTGAAGAAGGAATTATTTCCGAAGTAAAAGAAAAGGTTGAAGAAGAAGAAGTAGAAGTTGAAGAGCCTATCGAAGAAGAAGCGAAAAAAGAACAAGAAATGGAAACGGCTAAAAGCGCTCCTAAAAAAGTAGTTGAAAGCACAATTAAAGAAAGTTTCTTTTCGGAAATTGAAGCATTGAAAAAAGAAAACGAAATGCTTAAAGCTGAATTAAGCAAATCAAACGAGGCTAAAGAAACTGAAGTTGAACTATCTGAAGAAGTTAAACCAATTTCTTTTAACCCTGAAAACGAAAACAAAGTTGAGTCTATAAAATTTGCGTCTAAAAGACCACGCACCATTATGGATTCAGTTTTAAATAAACTAAATAAGTAATAATTTAAAAAACAATAAAAAATGAGTACAACATTTACAAGTATCTCAAATGATTCTTTACGTCAAGTAGGCGTAGTTGAAACGTTGACGGGTGCAACAACTTTAACTGCTGAAGATAGCGGTAAAGTATTTATCTTAAACGCTGCTGCTGGAGCGCAAATTACATTACCAGCCGTTGCCGATGCAACTGGACAGTCTTATAAGTTTGTAGTGGGTGCATTATTCGCAACTACTGCATGGACTATTAAAGCGGCTTCTAACAAAATTCAAGGTGGTGTTATCGTAAACAGTACTAACGTGCCTGGAGCTGATGAAAACACAATTACGTTTTCGGCTTCTGCTGACACAATCGGTGACTTTGTAGAATTAGTTGGTGACGGTTCAAACTGGTATGTTTTCGGACTTGGAACTGCTGCTGGTGCAATCACTTTAACCGTAGTATAAATTAATTAATTAAAAATAAAATGGAAAAAATTAACCTATCAACTACTCAAAGCATTACTACAACGTATGCTGGTGAGTTCGCTGGAAAATATATCGCTGCGGCTTTGTTAAGCGCTCCAACTTTGGAAAAAGGCGGTATTACTATCATGCCTAACGTTAAGTACAAACAAGTAATTAAAAGAGTTGCTACTGACGATATTATCAAAAACGCAACTTGTGATTTTGACCCTACTTCAACAGTAACGTTAACTGAAAGAGTATTGCAACCTGAATATTTTCAAGTTAACCTACAATTGTGTAAAAGTGATTTCAGACAAGACTGGGACGCTATTCAAATGGGATATTCTGCATTCGACGTTTTGCCTAAATCATTTGCTGATTTCTTAATCGCACACGCTGCTGAGAAAGTTGCTGCTGGAATGGAAACTTCAATTTGGAGGGGTGTTAACGCAACTGCTGGACAATTCGCTGGTTTAATGACACAATTAACTACTGACGCTGCTTTACCAGCTGCTCAAGAAATTGCGGGTACTACGGTTGACGCTACTAACGTTGTTGCTCAATTAGGTTCAATCGTTGACGCTTTGCCAGCTGCTTTGTACGGTAAAGAAGATTTAACTTTGTATGTTTCAAATAACATTTATAGAGCTTACGTTCGTGCTTTGGGTGGGTTCGCTGCTTCAGGAGTAGGTGCAAACGGATACGATAACAAAGGAAATAACCAAGTATTGAATGACTTGTATTTCGACGGAGTTAAAATATTCTTGGCTAACGGTCTTGCTGCAAATACTGCTTTACTTTCTCAAACTTCAAACTTGTACTTTGCGACTGGTTTAATGAATGATATGAACGAAGTTAAAGTTATTGATATGGGTGATATCGACGGTTCGCAAAATGTACGCGTAGTAATGAGATTTACAGCTGACGCGAAATACGGTTTTGCTTCTGACTTAGTTACTTACGGAATCGTTAACTCGGCTAACTAAAAAACATAAACTATAATAAAGGGTGGTGCAATATACACCACCTTTTTTTTTGTTAAACTTTAAAAAATAAATAAAATGAGTTGTGATATAACAAACGGTCGAATAGAACAATGTAAAGATTCGGTTTCAGGACTGAAAGCGATTTACTTCATTAACTACGACGACTTAAATTCCGACGATGTTACGTACGACGCTACGGACACTGACTTAATAAATGATTGGACACCTATTGGAACTGGTGCTTTACAGTTGTATAAGTACGAATTAAAAGGTGCTAATAGTTTTGAAACTACAATTAATTCAAGCCGCGACAACGGTACTACTTTCTTTCAACAAACACTTACTATTCAATTAAAAAGACAAGACGTTACAACGCATAAAAACGTAAAACTACTTGCTTACGGACGTCCGAGAATAGTTGTAAGAACAATGACTGACCAATTCTTTTTGATGGGACTTACACAAGGTGCTGATGTTACTGCGGGGACTGTATCGAGTGGTAGTGCCTTAGGTGATTTTAATGGTTATAATTTGACTTTCGAAGCGATGGAAGTTTCACCTGCTAATTTCCTTGACATTACTGACGAAGCTGGTTTAAAAACTTTGTTTGAAGACGGTACAGGAACGGACGCACAAATAGTTACTGCTTAATTTCTTTCTTCTATATACTTGCGCAAAAGACACTTACTTCGGTAGGTGTTTTTTGTTTAAGGACAAAATCGTACTTTTGACGTTTATAATATATGATTATTCTAACTACTTCTACAAATGACCAAGACTTTGTGTTTATACCACGAAATAAAGTTTTTGATTATGTAGCTATTACGGACGATCAAACGAACGTAACAACTGAAATAACGGGTTACACTTACACACAAGGGGAATATTACGATACGTTTGAAGCTGAATTTAATTTAGTAGAAAATCATTTTTACGATTTGGTATTTATTAACGGTGCAACGGTGGTTTATAAGGATAGGATATTTTGTACTGACCAAAGTGTTTCGAGTTTTTCAGTAAACAAAAACCAATATACTGCTAATAGCACCACAAATGAATTTATAGTTTATGAATAATATACACGTTTTAGAATTAAGTTCTTATACAACGCCAGTAATTCAAGAATCAAAACGCGACGCTTGGGTTGAGTTTGGCGAAGATAATAACTACTTTCAGTTTATCATTGATAGGTACGTTAATTCGACAACTAATAGCTCGGTAATAAACAATGTAAGTCGTTTAATTTACGGACGTGGATTAAGTGCTTTAGATGCAAGTAAAAAGCCAAATGAGTACGCTCAAATGATGGCTTTATTTCACCCTGACTGCATTCGTAAAATAGTACTGGATAGGAAAATGTTCGGACAGTTTGCAATGCAAATACATTATTCACAAGACCACAAAAGAATTTTAAAAGCATATCATATACCGGTTAATTTATTACGTGCAGAAAAGTGCAATAAAGACGGAGAAATAGAAGGTTATTATTATTCGGATAATTGGTTGGACGTTAAGAAATACGCACCTAAAAGAATACCAGCTTTCGGATATTCAAATGAACAAATAGAAATTCTTTATTCTAAGCCGTACGCGGTTGGTATGAAATACTACGCTTTACCTGATTATCAGGGAGGGTTACCTTATGCAAAGTTAGAAGAAGAAATAGCTGATTATTTAATTAATGAAGTGCAAAACGGTTTTTCGGGAACTAAAGTAGTAAACTTCAATAATGGCGTTCCTACTGAAGAACAGCAAAGCATAATTAAAAGCAAGGTGTTAAGCCAGTTAACGGGTTCGAGGGGACAAAAAGTTATTGTAGCTTTTAATAACAACCAAGAAAGTAAAACAACGGTAGACGATTTACCGTTAAACGATGCTCCCGAACATTACACGTATTTAAGTGAGGAGTGCGTTAAAAAGATTATGTTAGCGCATAACGTTACAAGTCCTTTGTTATTCGGTTTAGGTTCTGCAAATGGTTTTAGCTCAAATGCTGATGAATTACGTAACGCACAAGTGCTATTTGAAAACATGGTAGTGAAGCCAGTACAAGACCAAATTATAGATGCGTTTGAAACTATTCTACATTATAACGGAATTACTTTAAAGATGTATTTTGAAACGTTAAACCCGCTGGATTCGGCTGGAGATTTAACAACTAACAGCGATAAAAAACGATTGTTAGATTCAATAAATAATTTGAGTCCTTTAGTAGCAAATAAAGTAATTGAAACGTTAACGGCTAATGAAATACGTAGTATTGTAGGTTTACCACCCGAACAAGGCGGTAACGATTTAGCACCTGAACTATTAAGCAAAGATTTTAAAATAGCTGAAGCGTTAATTAATTTAGGCGAAGACGAACCCGAAAATTCGATTCTAATAGACGAATACGAAGTGGATTATGACAACGACGACAAAGAGAACGAAACGCTTTCTAAAGAGCCGAAACAGTCCTTTTTAAGCAAAATAGTAAACTTAGTTTCAACGGGCGACAATAGACCTAATATTTCAAGTAAGCAAGACGAAGTAATTGAAGGGATTAAATTCCTAACTCGATACGTTTACGCTGGTGCTGAAAATGCGGAACGCGAATTTTGTAGAAAAATGATGGCGGCGAATAAGATTTACCGTAAAGAAGACATTATTAAAATGGGTTCGCAAGTAGTTAATGAAGGTTGGGGACCAAAAGGTGCTGATATTTATTCTATTTGGTTCTACAAAGGCGGCGGTAATTGTCACCACCGTTGGAATAAACGTGTTTACGCTACATTTAGCGGCAAAGCAATTGACGTTAATAGCAAAGAATTAAAACAAGTAGCGGTTAAGAAAGCCGAAAAACTTGGATACGTTGTGAAGAATTCGGAGTTAGTAAGTAAGCGCCCTGTTGATATGCCTATTTATGGTTTTTTCCCAAGCAATCCGCAACCTAAACGAGAAATAACACGATAATGGCAGAAGCACTTTTAATTACAAGAAACGACGTTGTTAAATTCACTGCAATGAACGGTAACGTAGACACGGACAATTTTATTCAGTACGTTAAAATAGCTCAAGACATTCACATACAAAATTTCTTAGGTACTGATTTAC